CACGTTTACTGTCACACCGGACGCTGATCAACTAACTGATCCTAACGAAACGTTCGACGTACACCTTTACACAGATGCCGCCCGCAGTAATTCTGTTGCTTCAGTAACTGGTATTCAGGTTGGAGATACTTCTACTACTCCACCACCACCTACTTACGCTATTGCTGGAATCGTTAGTACTGTAAGCGAAGGTGGCACTCTTCAGTTTGACGTCACTACTACTAATGTCACTCCCGGTACAACGCTGTATTGGAGAGCCGTTGGTGTAAATACTAATACTCCAAACCGTGACCCTGCTACTGCTGCTGACTTTGTTAACGACTCTGGCAGCTTCCAGACTACTGGTAACACGTATTCGTTCGGTGTCCAAATCAGTGCTGATGCAACTACCGAAGCTACCGATGGAGATGAATTTGAGGTTCAGCTGTCAACAACCTCAGGTGGCGCTGCTGTAGCCACATCTCAGACGATCCGTATTAACGACACATCTCAAACACCTCCCACGCCAACTTACACAATGGCAGGACAAGGTGGCGCTACCGAAGTGAACGAAGGTTCAGGATTTGTCATCGACATTACAACAACCAATGTCACAGGTACGCCAACACTCCATTGGCTTATTGACTCAAGCAGTACTGCACATCAAAGTAATGACTTCATTACCAATGGTTACTTTGGTAGTGTAACCCTTAATAGTAGTCAGCAAGGTTCATTCACTGTCACTCCGAAAGCTGATAACTTGACTGAAGGCGATGAAACGTTCTTTGTCAAGCTGTATCCCAACAGCAACTACAACAGCAGTGAAGTCCTTGATACCTTAGGTCCTATCACAATTAGAGACACATCGAAGGCTGTTAGTTGGACAGTTACCGCTACCCCAAATGCAGTTGATGAAGGTAACACTGTAACCATCAACGTTGCTACTACTGGTGTTGCAAGCGGAACGTATTATTGGAACATCGTTGGTGTTGGCAGTTACCCCGTTACCCCAGCTGATGACTTTGTTGCTCATGAAGGTAGCTTCACTCTTACTGCTACTGGTAACGTCGGAGATGGCACAGGTTCATTTACAGTTCAACCTGAAGCGGATACAACAACTGAATCGACTAACGCCGAAACCTACAGGGTCAATATCTTTACAGACTCGGCTCGTACTGTAAACCCAGCATTTATAAGTAACCTCGAAGTAAACGATACTTCTCAAGGGGCTGCTTATTCGAGCGGTACTTACTACCCAATCTGGGCTATTAGATTGATGGACTACTCAAATACCTCTAATAGGGTAGGCGGTGATCCAGAGAAGAGCTGGAGGAGGATGCTTAGCTTTGACGACACAAATTCAACAGCTATTACATCCACTGATAGCCTATCCAGTATATTAACTGAGGTTGATAATAGCGGTTACGCTACCGATCCCAATTTTGGTAGAGACGGTCATTACGTTAATGGTTTCATCATTAAACATTTCCAAACAAACAAATCTACTGTCTACGATGAAGCTGAATTTACCTTTAATGGAACACAATTTAATGTGTGGCAAGAGCTGTCTAACACTGCTAGCTACAACGGTCTGACTCAATACCCTGCTTCATTAGGGACAGTCCAGTCAGCCACTATTAACGGCACAAGTGTAGTTGCCACCGCAAGAAATCCCAAAGACTACATTTATACGGCTGTTTCAACTGACACCAATGAAACCGGTAACCAAGATAACTGGACAACAGATAATGGAGACTATCTTCTGTTAGGTGTGTCTGATAGACGACGTGCACAGATCACTAATACCGACGCCCTGGACACAAGTTATGCAGGCACTAATGGACTTGCTTTTGGTTTATCTGACTCAGATGGTTTGCCTGCAAGTTTCCAAACAGCCAGAGAAGGTATTGGTACGAGGTCAAACAGCTATGCCTCTTTCTTTACAAACTGGCAAGAGCAGCAAAAAACTGGTCACGGTGGACGGACTGTTGTTGGTTATGCAGTTGTTTACGGCAAAGTAAGTGGTCATCCTACCAACGCAACTGCTGTATCGACTACTAACTTGAGCATGCACTTAGACGCTGGTAATTCTAGTTCCTACAGTGGTTCTGGAACAAACTGGAATGATCTTACTTCTAATAATATCGACGGTACTTTAACCGGTGGTCCTTCATACAGTAGTGCCAATAGCGGCGTTCTTGTCTTTGATGGTACAGATGATTATGTAGACATTGGATCATTTAACGGTGCTGTCAACGGTGGATTTACGTTTGAAGCTTGGATTTACCCTGATAATAGTGGTAATTCAAATGACGGGTATTTGTTTAGTGACTATAATAACGGCTTGTATATTAACCAACAAGGTTCAACAACTGCCTCTGTTTACTATGATGCCGGAACCGCTAATAAAACAACAGCCGTAACTCTTCCTTTGAATACGTGGAGCCACTTTACTTGCGTTGCTGATGCAAATAACAACGACATTTCCATTTATGTAAATGGATCTTTGGAAGATAAACTTCGTGCCGATAATGTAATCGGTACTGTTACTAATTTGTTCAGAAATTCTGCCGCTACATCAACTAATTTTGGCGGAAAAGTATCTCAGGTAAGGTTGTATAACGTCAGACTTGGTTCTCACACAATCCTTAACAACTATCACGCATCCAACGGAAGATTCTAATGATCACCCTTATTCGTCCAATTCTTTTTTCGTTCATCAACTCTGACAAGGTCAAGCGCCTTGTTGTAGACCTTCTCACCAAGCTTGCTGAGTCTACTGACAACACTGTGGATGATGAAGCAGTGAAGTTCATTGAACGCGGTTTGTTCGGTGGACCGTTGGACTGATCCTCCTGTCATTCCCTCTCTAACGCTCCCAGAGGCGCCACAAATACCGGCTCCGGTACTTGGCCTACCAAAGGCTGATTTGCCGTCTTACAAGCCTATTGTGGTGCCTCCTAGCGACCTCAGGCCACCCCCAGGAATCAAAGGAAAGGGGTCTGAAAAAGAGCCCAGTAAATCAAAACCGACCCTACCCAAAGAAGCTCAGATTGTTGAGATCCCATTTACGGACATTGAAGTCCCTATGCCGACGACAACAATCATGACAACAGCAGCTACGACAGCATTTATCAGTGTTGCCGCCACCCTTACTGCGACCTCTTTGTTCAAATACATCGTGATGATCTTAAAACCTGTATTTAAAAAAACATGGAACACCATCACAAAAAAAGCGAGTTCATCAAATTCATCGTCCTTGTCTGGTCAGCAGGCCTCCTCACAGCAAGCTACGCCGGAATGATGGAAAAGATGGATCCAACCTACGTGGCATCAATCTTGAGTGGCACGCTTGCTACGTTTTCAATTAACAGAGAAAAAAGACAACCATGAATAAACTTCTGTTATTTCTGATCTTTGCTCCGTCAGCTGCTTTTGGACAAGCTGTAACGCCCAATTTTACTCAGGGGTCCATGCAGTCAAATACTACAACTACTGTCGATATTGAACGCACTATCGAGACAAATATCTATGGAGGTGACTATAAAAGTTGGTCCGGAACAAATGTAACCCCAAGTGGAGATATTTTGGATTCTTCGACTACATATTCCGTAACTACCGCAGGCGAACAGTTCCAGCTGGAGACAGTCAGTCGAGCCGCTGGAGTTGTGGAAAACATCTCAATCGAAGAAACTATCCAACAAAACTCCACCACTACATCGCTATCGGTCTTCTCTCAGTAACAAGCCCTGCGTTTGCTAACACTGATGATCCGACGGTTCACAACAACTCGAATCCTGTCGCTGCTGCTACTGGCAATGTTGTTAATCAGAATGTCAACATGCAAAACTCCGGGGCGCCGTCGAGGCAATTTTTCGCCGCCAACAACAGTTGCAACGGAGCAACAGCACAGATAACACCTTTTTACATGGGAAATGACACAATCCCCTATGAAAGCGAGGGTTATGTCCGCACTAATAATTTTGGAATGCAAGTCAGTCTTAGCGTTCCCTTGGATGGTTCAATGGTTGAACTATGCAAGCAAATTGCTAGGCGTCAAGAACAAAAACTTAGACTCGATTACGAGCTGGTTAGAGCACTTAAATGTACTGAAATCTTGAAATCGGGTTTTATGTTTCGACCAGAAAGTCGTGTTGGGTTTCTGTGTTCAGATCTTATACCAATAGTATCAATAAACAATGGCCGCCTTCAAGAAAGCGACGGAAAATCAATTCAATCAACTGCACAACCTAATAACTAAGGAGTTCCTTACTCGTATTAAGTCCGGAGAGGCCTCTACAGCCGACCTGAAGGCCGCTTGTGACTGGCTTAAGGCCAATGACATCAGCGGGGTTGCTGGAGAGGGCTCAGAGCTTGCCAAACTAGCAAATGTGATGCCTGAAGTTGATCCTCAACTTGTGCAACAGAGGTTGTATGGCACGAGACTATAAACAAGAGTATGCGAGCCGGGCAACGTATTTAAAACGGTATCGCAAAGCTAATAAAGACAAAGATGCTAGCCGCACGCGTGCAAGGCGTTCCATGAAGTGCGGCTCTGGGAAGGAAGTTGATCATATCGACGGAAATCCCATGAATAACAACCGAAACAACCTTAAGTGCGTTCCTCGTAAGTCGAACCGCCAAAAAGGAGCAAGGAAAACGAACGCTAAACGATGACTCCCTTGCTTCCTACG